GGACAGACATCAACAGCTTTACAGCAAGGGGCGGCACAAGCGGCTGAACAGTCGGCTGAAGGTGTTGTTGCTGAGTTTGTAGATCGTTTACTAGGACAAGAAAATCCTGAGTACAACGATATGACAACATTCTAAGGAGATATCATGGCTGAACAATCATTATTATCGACACTGTTATCTCCTACCCTTGCGGCTCAAATGGCCTCACGAGAAGAAGAAGCTCGTATTGCTGAAGCAGGATCACCCTTACTCAGAGAAGCGGCTCGTACAGCAGGAATGTTTACTCGACAGCTTGGTGGTTTAACAGGCACAGATGTTCGTAGTCCTGAAGTGCAGAAGATTTCTCAAATGCAAAGTATTATTCAGGGTGCTGAAGGTGCTGACATTTATGAGAAGATGGAGAACGCACTGCCTGAGTTAGAACAAGTAGACCCGGCACTGGCTATCAACTTAGGTAAGATGGTTACAGAACGCAAGGCTACTGCACGTGGTCTTGAGTCTCGTAATGCACTGGCTACATACTTTGCACAACAGGGCTATCCTGTACTTGCAGAGGCTGTAGCATCCGGAGAAATGACACCGGCTAAAGCATTAGAAGAAATGCGTATGCGTAGGGAAACTGATATTAAGGAACGTGAAGAAGATCGTAAAGGGAAAGCAAAACCTGTGACAGCTAAACAAGTTACAGATGCCCTACCATTCTATCAGACAGCAATAGCTCGTGATGATAAATTAGCTAAAATGGTTGATGACATAGCTGATTTGGATTTGGCAGATTATATTTTACCTTTTGAAACTATCTTTGGATGGGTTAAAGTATCTGATAGTCCAGACAAAGTTAAAGCTCAGATTCTTACTATTGCGTCAGAACGTGCTGAACAAATTAAATTAGAACAGCCTGATATTCCTAGGGACGAAGCACTGGCACAAGCTCTTAGTGAAATGAAACAAGGGAGCTATGCCTCAAGTGAGGCTGATAAGTTTGCAGGAGTAAACTAATGGCGGCATTACCAGAAGCCTTGTCGACTACTGCAATCACTAAGTTAGTTGAACAAGCTGAAGCACCCTCAGAAGCTCCTGCTGAAGTTACACTAACAGACTATGATTTGTACAAGTCTAATAGACTACAGCAACTTGGAGCTATGCCGGGTGATCGAGTTGTCGATGGTAAGTTGATACGAGAAGCCTCAGAAGAACCTCGTGGTCAGATTATTACTCGTGAAGATGTCATGAATTCTGCACGTCTTCAGGAGCTTGATGCTGAAGCAGGGGATATGATTGAGGACGGTAAGTTAATTAAGTCAGGAGAAAATAACTGGTTACGTAACTTTACTTACAACTTTACAGAAGCTCAATCCCCTCTGCAAAACTTTGCTACCTATCTACAGTCAAAAGCTCCTATCGGAGATTTTACATTTGACTTAGAAGACGGGTTGCAATATATTCCTGTAGACGAGGAGTTCATGGCTATGTCTCCTCAAGAGCGTCGAGATGCGTTGCTTCAAGAAAGACTTACAGAGCTTGAAGGTATGCGTGAAGACTTTGCACCTACACAGCAACTAGCAGGACAACTTGCAGGAAGTTTAGACCCTACAATCTTAACTCCATTAGGCTCTGGATTACGTACTGCTACTGCAATTTCTGGTTTACTAGGTGGAGCGTATGCGGCATCAGAAGATTTAGCCAAGACAGGTACTATAGACCCTACTAAAACTGCTATTGGTGCAGGCTTAGGTGCGGCAGTAGTACCGGCTTTAACTTTAACAGGCCGTGGTATCAAGAAAGCCTATGAAACTGCAACCAAGCCTGCTAAGACTAAACTTGCCAAGAACAAGGTGGATGAAGTACAGGCTATCATCAACCGTGAGGTAGCACAAGGTACGCCTAAGGCTAGTCTTCCTAAAATTATTGAAGAAGAAGTAGGTTTAAATCCACAACAAGTAGCTGAGGCTATATCGGTCAGTGGTGTTAAGACTCGCATCCCCGGATCACAAGCACGAGCACAAGAATTACTTGACAATCAGATTGCTGTAGACTCTGCTACTGCCAGAACAAAGTCTGGTATCCTTGACAAGTATCTAGGTACACTATCAACCCGTGTAAAGAATATCTCTGTCCCTGTATTTACTAGACTACGTCAGTACGAGGCAGACCTTCACATTAAGACAGCAGAGAAGATGAATCGTATTGAAGGATTCACTAAGGCTCTACTGAAAGCTCCTCCTGCTATGCGTGATACTTTGAATCGTCATCTACTTAATGGTGACTACAAAGCGGCAAAGCAATTGATGTCTACGTACAGCCAGAAAGCAGGGCTGTACATTGATGACGTGCAGAAACTACTTGATGAAGTTTATGAGGAGGTAGTAGCTGAAGGATACACATCACTGCCTAAGAAAGAAGCATACTTCCCTCGTATGGTGAAAGACCTCGATGGCTTACTTGCTTCTTTGGGTAAGGTTAAGAAGGACGAGTACCAGAAGGCTATTGAAGCCTACGCAAAGCGTAAGAATCGTCCTGTTAGTAGTATTACAATTGAAGAAAAATCTGACATTGTAAACAAGATGCTCAGAGGCTATCGTCAAACCACTGATAAGGGTACTCCTCGTTGGGTAAAGCAACGTACAGTAGAAACTGTAACTCCTGATATGATGAAGTACTACTACAGTCCTGCGGAGTCTTTGCAATACTATCTGCGTGGTGTAGTCAATGACATTGAACGCCGCCGGTTCTTTGGACAGGCACGTGAGAACAGTGACATTGGTACACTGGACCTTGATGCTTCTATCGGACGCTTCATTGCAGAGGCTCGTGAGTCTGGGCAGATCAACGGCGATGACATGGCAGAACTAGGTGAGTTGTTGTCATCTCGATTCATCGGCGGTGAACGTCAGATGGGAGACATTGCTTCATGGATTCGTGACACAGGCTACGCAGGCACAATTGCTAACCCAATCTCTGCCATCACTCAGCTAGGTGACTTGGCTGTATCCGGTGCAATCTACGGGCTACGGAATACTCTATCAGCTATGTTCAACCCTAAGCAGGTTAAGATTATTGACATTGGTTTGGAGGATGCCATCACTAATGAGATGATGAATCCGGGCAAGTCGGCCAACCTACTACAGAAGATGTTCAAGTACTCAGGCTTCCAAGCAGTCGATAGACTAGGTAAGGAAACCACAATCAATGCCGCCCTACGTAGATTTCAGGGTATGGCAAAGACTGAGCAGGGTAAGAATCAACTCCGTAAGCAGTGGGGTCAAACCTTTGGTGATGACATGGAGAGTGTGATTGCTGACTTGGAAAACAAGACAGTGTCTGAAAACATTAAGCTACTAGCTTTCAATGTGATCTCTGATCTACAGCCTATCACACGTAGTGAAATGCCACAGGGCTATCTTGACTCTGTCAATGGTAGGATGCTGTACATGTTGAAGTCCTTCACAATTAAACAGTACGACATTGTTCGTAGAGAGATTGTGCAGGAGTATAAGAAAGGAAATAAGAAGCAGGCTGTTAAGATGGCGGCTATGCTAGGAGGCTACCTGATGGCGGCCAACACAGGTACACAGGCTACCAAGGATATCCTACTAGGGCGTGAAGTACGTGCAGAGGACATTCCTGACAAAGCTATGTGGGCACTGTTGGGTGTGTATGGTGGTAACAAGTACATGTACGAACGCTACCTTGAGCGTGGTGATGTGAAGGGAGCCGCTGTGAACTTGTTAGTCCCTGCCACTCCTTTGATTGATTCAGCTATGACACTGGGTAAGGGGATCGGAGAAGAAGACGACAGAGCTATGACGCAACTAAGGGCAGTGCCTGTGGTTGGCCCTATCGTCTACAACTGGTTCGGTGGTGGGGCTGAAGCATACAATGAACGCCTCAGTAAAGAATAAAAAAGCCCCCGTAGGGGCAACTGGAGATCAACTAAAATAATCAAAGACCTGTCCAATGTGTATTTTAAAGAAGGGAATATTAATAACCCACCCATCAAAGAAGTACACTTGGGCCTCGTCTATGTCCTCACCTTCCTTCCAACCTAGTACTGGCTGAGACTCTACAGTCTCAATAGACAATCCAAATACGTGATGAAATCTAATTGCTACCATCCCCAATCATCTCCTTCTAGTCCATGTGAATTATAATCTGTTACTCGTTTCTCAAAGAAGTTACTCAGACTACTTCCACCTAGTATCTCCTCCATCCACGGTAGAGGATTCTCCTTAACCTTCCAGTTCGTCTTGAGACCAAGTTGTAGTAGACGTCTGTCTGCGAGGTAGCGAATGTACTGCTTGACATCTGCCGACGACAAACCTTCCAAGTCACCCATCTCATACGCCAAATCAATAACCTTGTCTTCAAGTTTGACTGCAGTACGGAACATCTCGTAGATATCTTTCTTAAAATCATCATTAACAACTCGTGGGTGTTCCTCACAGAAAGCCCTAAACAATTTAGCCATGCCTTCAGCATGTTGTGATTCGTCTCGTACACTCCATTCTACAACAGTGCACATCCCAGGCATCTTACCATATCGTTGGTAGTTGAGTAGCATCGCAAAGGCACTGAACAAACTCATGCCTTCATTGAGTACACTACGTGCGATAGCCAGTGCAGTGCCCTGATGGCTGTGCACATCCAGATCACCCATGAAGTCCACCTTCTCAGCCATCTGATTATACTCTAGGAAGGTTGTGAATTCTTCTTCAGGTAGTCCAAGAGTATCATTAAGGAGGGCATATGACCTTTGATGGATGAACTCTCTACTAGCAAAGGCTGTAAGCATAGCCCTGATTTCATTGTTCTTGAACTTGGGTATATAATACTCCAAGTAGTTTGTTCCGACTGCCACGTCAGTTTGTGTGAACAACCGCAGAATCTGGGTGATATGGTTTTTCTCTGCTTGCGATAGGGCATCTGACTTCCAGTGATTTACATCTGTTTGTAATTCTAGTTCATCCTCAATCCAGTGGATGCGCTCATGCTCAGTGGCATAGGTGACAGCCCACGGATACTTGAAGGGCTTGTACGTTACGTTACTCTCCAGTAGTGACATTTAGTTCTCCAGTTCTGATTGGTTCTGATAGATTACATTCATCAGATTGTTGTTGTGGTATTGCAGTCTTTGTACTTCTTGTAGCAACTTGACAGTGCTGTCAAAGCAGTCATTGAGTAATCGTCTGTTAAACGGGTCACTGTCTTTAATTATGTCTAACCGTTTAAGTAGGTTCTGCGCTTCTTCTATCATCTAGATTCTCCAATTGATACTCGTCATTCTCTTTATCCACTGCCATCTCAAGCAATCGCCTGAGTCCTACCTCGACTAACAGTCTTGTGGCTTCTGGGTCTGTATCGACAACCAGTGTTGCACTGCCGTCTTCATGTTCAACGTAGTCTTTAACGTCAATTGTCCCTGCTCTGGTTTTCATGTTATCTCCTTTGCATAGGAATACTATGCATAGATAATTACATTATATGTAATGTACTCCCACTTTTATGCGGATAATAGCTATCCCTGACAACTCACGCAGACTTCATCGTCTTCAAAGTCCTTCAGCGCATTACGGTCAACTTTAGTCCCAACCTTCTCCGCTGTAACACCTGCAGTCGTGCGTAGATAGTATAGTCCTTTAAGCCCTTCCTTCCACGCCTTGAGGTGTACCTGATTGACAATAGCCTTGTCAGTACCCGATGGGAAGAACACGTTAACACTCTGCCCCTGACATATAAACTCTTGTCTTTTAGCTGAGTGTTCGACAACCCATCCCTGATCGAGTTCAAATGCTGTCTTAAATGTAGCCTTCTCGTCATCGGATAACCACTCCAAGTGCTGTACAGAGCCTTCATTCTCAAGAATACTTTGCCATACCTTCTTTGTGTTCTGCCCTTTGTCATCTAGCAGTTCCTCCAAATACGGATTGCGTACAGTATGACTACCGGCACGAGTACGATGGACATAGCAGTTGCTAATGCGTGGTTCAATGCTAGCAGAGCACCCACATAGGATACTAGAATTAGCGTTAGGAGCAACAGCCAACAGATGCATATTTCTAACACCATAACCCACCCCATCAGGACACTCGCCACGTTCCACAGCGAGCGAGTAGGTTGCCTCGACAGCTTGGGCTTTGATGTCTTTGAAGATTGCATAGTTCTCACTTGCCGCCTGCCAACTCTCCCATGCTATGCCTTTGCTTTGGAGGTAGCCGTGGAAGCCCATTGCTCCAAGGCCGACTGAGCGTTCTCTGTAAGCTGAGTAGACAGCTTTTGATAGTTCTTCTGGTGCGTGGTCAATAAAGAATTGAAGCACGTTGTCCAAGAATCGGATAAGGTCTGTAACCATTCCGCTTGATTTCCAGTCATCGTATCGCTCAAGGTTGACTGAGGAGAGACAACAGACTGCTGTGCGTTCTTCACTTGTTGCGAGATGGATTTCGTTGCAGAGGTTACTGCCATTAATTGACAGTCCAAGTTTTCTTTGAGCTTCCGGTAAGCCTCGTCTTGCTGTGTCGATAAAGTTAAGGTAAGGACTACCAGTTCGGAAGCGAGCTTCAAGGATTCGTTGCCACAGTCTGCGAGCTTGGACTGTATCTCTGACAATTCCTGTATGCGGGTCTGTAAGATTGAATTGTTCGTCATTAATTACTTTCTCCATAAATTCATCTGTGATGTTCACAGCATTAAATAGATTAAAACATTTGCGATTGATGTCACCACCTGTCGCCACCTTGAAACTAATAAACTCCTCAATGTCAGGATGGCTTACGTCTAGATAGGCCGCATAGCTTCCCTTCCTTGTCTTCCCCTGCTTGTAGGCTGTCATCTGTGCGTCCACTACTTTCATGAACGGGATCGGGCCGGGGGCTTTGTCGCTGATACCCCGCACGTCCGCCCAGTGCCCACCCACACCACCGCCCTTTACGGAAAGCCATGCTACTTCACCATTATGTTCAATAAGGCTATCAAGATTGTCCCCCACATAAGTAAGGAAACAACTAATAGGCAAGCCACTAATTTTTCCATTCGGTTCTGGGGCATTAGATAGAACAGGGCTAGCGAACATGAACCAACCCTTTGAAGCATAGTCGTATATGCGTTGTGCAAGATCAAGGTCACCATCGCAGTAAGCCACTGAAGCACGTGCAAAGGCTTGCTGAGGACTGTCTTCATTCTCAAGCATGTAGTAGTCTTGCATGAGTTTAGTAGCTTGGTCACTGAGGCGAAAGTCTCTTTCATAATCAATCGTTATCCCAAGGTGTGTCTTCATCAAATTCTCCAGTAAGCTGATCGTAGTTGGCTTCAATGTAATCAGTAAACCGATTCACTAAATCCTCAGAAGTAATCTCTAATGTCTCCATCAGAGTTACTTCATCGAGTGCCATGAGTTTATCTTTTAGTTCTTGTATTGTAATCACGATGCGAACCTACTATTTTAATACATTGTAAGCAGTTTGTCAAGATAATGTTTGGCTTTTTCTAGGTCAATCCTACCACCCTTATCATCACATCGTGCTATGTATTTGATTACATTACCTTTGAGAAAGCCTTTGAACTGTTCCTCTGACATCCACGACTCCATAGCCTGCCACGGTTGGACAGACTTGGAGGTGTAGTGTGCCCCTGCTACTTGGTAGTCATCTGTCATTCTTGTTTACCCGGATAGTAGATGCCTAGTGATTCTTTGTCTAGGTCAAAGCTGTACCCATATGCCGCCTCAAGTGTGGCAATGATTGGTCCTAACACTTCATCCCATGTACAGTCATCATCAAGTGCAATGTTGACTGAGTGTGTCTTACCATATGCACGATAGGACATACTCACGTAGGCTGTATCTTCTTCATCAAATAGATTCATTTCTTACGATCCTCTTTTGTCTTTGTGTCGTGACACTCCTTACATAATACTTGGAGGTTGTCTTTCTCACAGAATAATGTTTGAACAAATAATGGCAGGTCTGCGTAGGTTCTTAAACTGCCTGCCGGTTTGATGTGATCCACCTGCACCTCTGTAGACTTGTATGTTTTCTTACAGAGGTTGCATGTGTACACCCACTTAGTTCGTTTATCCTTTCCCTTGTATGGCTGTTTAGCCTCGTCCATCACTTGATACCTGACAGGATACTTAGTCCATGCCCTGCGTAGTGCGGAGCGTATGAATGAGAAGTATCTAGCAGTGGTCCATGTGTCTCCTGCTTTGTTCTTAACTCCTCGTGTCATGCGTACTCAGCCACTGGCGTAAACCTATCCTCAAGTGTGCGTAGCATGTAGAGTAGGTGTCCATTCTCTACAGCCCTTTCATATCCAAGATGCTCAACAACTACGTCCCACATCTCAGCCTCTGTCTTGTCCTCTAGTAGCTTCAGTGCTTTCTTTGGTCCTATGCCGTGCACACCCTTGATGTTATCCACAGAATCTCCTGTGAGGAACTGAGTGTAGAAGTGTAGAAGCCCCTGAGGTTTGGTGATGTATGTTGTCTCCTTCTTTACAAAGTTATAGTGCCATCCAACAACTTGATTCAAGTCCTTGTCCAATGTAACTATCACACTATCATCACCAAGCTCAGTAGCACGGATGGCTAACATATCGTCAGCCTCCATACCTTCTACCACATGCGCACCCCATGAGAGAACAAGGTATTCACGTAGTAGATGGTAGTGCGTAGGCTTCTCCGACTTCCGATTGCCCTTGTATGGTGCAGTGACAGCCACGTCATTACGGAAGTTACCTTTACCAGTTAGAAAGAGTTCCCATGTTTGGACAGTGGGTAGGTCAAGGAGGATCAAGTCCTCCAAGAACCCTGCCATTGTCGTGATGGCTGTGCTTTCTGACTCCTCATTAGTTGCGAAACCAATGCGGTAGATCAGGATGTCTGCATCAATCAGAGCGTGGTTCATTACAGAACCTCGTCATCATCCACGATTGCTTCCGTGACACCCTCGCCTTCATAGGCAACGAGTTCATCCACAACCAGTTTCTTGAGGGATGGTGATACACCTTCCTTGTTCTTCCACGTCCATGTGTAGAAGCCTACAAGTGCCACAGCCTTACTGCCGTTGCCGATGCTGACACCCTCGATGACATCCCCAGTCTTGTCGAATGCCTTGATAGGCTGACTAGACTTACAGGTGATGAAGTATCCCTTGTCGTCCTTCTGACGTGGGGTAATGCCCATGTCTTCCAGAGCCTTGACTGCAGGGTCAGACAGATTACAGAGGTCTACCTGATACTTCTGAGACATATCATTAGGCTTGTCTAAGTAAGCCCACATGATATCGGCTTTGATCTTTACTCGTTCTGTCATACCATTCTCCTTTGTTGGTGGTATATCTATATTATAACACACTTTTAATGTGTGTCAAACCAATTGTTACCAATCTTTGCTTCAGCATCTACTGGGCAACGGAAGCCCAAGGTAAGCCCGGCTTGTGAGGCCGCATCGCACATGATCTGTGCAACTTGTTCACCATGTTTCTCCTCTGCTTCAACTTGTATTTCATCGTGGACAAATGCAACCTGCTGTACAGGTAGTCCTTGTTGTCGTAGGGTTTTATGCGCTTCAATACACCACTGCTTTGCAATGATAGCCCCACACCCTTGTAGTAGTGAATTAAGTGCGGCGTGTTCTGAACGCACCAGTATTCTTCTACCATCCAAGCCCGGCACATACCCTTTGCTCGCCACTTTCGCAACCTTCTCCATGAGGATGCGTAGCTTAGGGGTGTTAGAATAAAAGCGATGCAGGATTTCATTCCCTTCTTTCGCCCCACCTCCAACAATACTGCCAACCTTGCTTGGTCCTGCACCGTACAGGGTGGCATAGATAAGCGTCTTTGCTTGAGGGCGTGTGATACCTGCGGCATCAGCGTTCTTCTGATGGATGTCGCCATTCAATAATTCCTCCTGCCATTCATCATCCTGCATGTAGTGTGCAAGACAACGTAGCTCGATCCCTGCAAGGTCCGTACCAACAAGTACATGCCCGTCATCGACAGTCCACAGTGATCGGATGCGTTCACCGTATGGTTTGTTCACACTTGGAATCTGTCCCATGTTGGGACTCCTGTGTGTCATCCTTCCGGTGACAGCCCCGTTGGTTATGATACCACCGTGTACACGAGATGTCGTTTCATCAACATGTTTGAGCCATGAATCAATCATACCGACACGTTTCTGTAACATCAAGTACTCTGCGATCATCTGTGCCTGTGGGATATCAATGTCCTCCAGTGTCCCTTCATCTACAATAGGCTGACCCTTCTCAGTATGCTTCTCTGGTTTCCATCCAAGGGATGTAAGCCTGTCAGCAATCTGCTTACGTGAAGCTAGATTGAATACTGTCACCTTATCCTTCAGTTGCTTCCCGGTTTTCTCAGACCAACGCTCCTCAACAATCGGAGGGAACACTGACTGAACCTCGTCCTCAATAGTAGCCATTCTATCTGACAACTCAGCACGTAGCATCTGAGCTTGAGGCATATCCAATTTAAAACCATTGAGTTCCTGCTGTCTACACAACACTGCGATGTCGTGCTCCAGTAGTATACTCTGCGACGAGTTCTTCCACTTAGAAAACTCCGACATAAGCCACTTATATAGATCACGAGTGAGCTTAACGTCCTGTATACAGTACAAACGCATCTCCTCAGTGAGTCCACTATCAAAGTCTTCAAAGTCAAATGCAATCTTCTCATTGCCAAGCCTCAGCCCCCAAGACTTCAGACTGTGGCCTCCGTCTAGCTGTGGATTCAAAAGCCTTGAGAGTATCAATGTGTCTACTGCTTTTGACTTTGGTATCCCAATGTTCCAGTGCCTCCGTAACACTGGTGCATCGAAACCTATTATATTGTGACCGATAATTTGATCGTACTCCTTTACCAACGGAGCTAGTGTTGACGGATCGGTATGACATACTACTTCCTTAGTATCAATATCCTGTGTTACACAGAGCCAGATCATGTTGTGGGCACTGTTCGTCTCGATATCCAGTACCATCCTTTTGAATTCTGTACTCATTCATAACCTCTTTGATTGTTGCCGTGTATGTTTTAAACCATTCACCTCGACGTTCATGACAGGAGGGATGCTTCTCTAACATCCTGTGTATCTCTGCTTCTGCCTGATGTCTGTTGTCGAATGCTTCATAATATTCTAACACATAATCACGGAAAGGGGAAGATGTTTGATAGCCCGATAGTCTATCCTCACTGCTTACTGCCTTGCCTACCTTGTACCATCCACTCCAAGCCATGTTACGGATGATGTACACCTCTCCTTCCTTACTACGTTCATCAATCTCTGTATGACTCCATGCATCATCAAGAGTCTTGAATCGTCCGGGCTTGTGTAGTGGGTGGGATGATGGGATATACTTACCATTCACCCACATCCGATTCGTGTTGTTCTTGGTGTGAAACTTTAATCTACAATCAATACATTCAGACTGTAACCCATCAGCACGATGACTGTGTTTGTGAAACTGATCGAGTGGTTTGTACTCTTTACAATTGGTACACTGTTTCATAGTTCTTCCTTATTGATATATCTGCGAACAAATTGTTCTGGCGTACTATACCTATACCATTTGTTCTTGCCACGACAACGCCACTTCTTTTGATTCAAGGTGACATGAAAGTAATTGTTGATAGTAATAACACCCTCGTTAAACCATGTGAACGTAACTCCTTGTTTGAGGAAGTCAATAGCTAAGGCCAATCCACGTGCTCGTTTACCTGCACCATCATTCACATGAGACTTCTCATTACGGCCATACTCCTCCATGATCTTAGAAGACCTACGCTCAAACTCCTCCATCTCTTTCTCTAGCTCTGGAATATCCTCTGATGTATAGACTCTACTCATGCTGTCCTCAGTATATACTATCAAAATTATAAGGATCAACAGGTAAGACACGATGTCCTACTTGACATACCTTATCCATAAATGCCTCCCACTGTGGATGGGAATCATCTCCATAAGGATCAAAGATTTCTTCATCGGTTTCGTAGTCCTTCACGGCAAATGTAACGAATCGGTCATACTCTCCATTCCACAACTCCCAGTAGTCACACTCGCTTATCCAATATCTTTTACCTTCCCAACGAAAGTCTGCACGTTTAGGTTTTTGTTTACGGTATGCTGTATGACAAGTCATAGTGCCTCCTCGTCAATCTCATTCATGCGGCCTGTCTCTAGTGAGTAGAGTAGACTACATGCCGGTCCAGTGATGCCACTGAATCTGTTCTTCAGTACCCTCACCTTGGTTGTGTTGCGCTCGTCCTTGTCATCGGCCTGTCCATTACGTTCAAGCCCAATCACCATGTCCGATAGCTGTGCGATAGAGCCTGAGCCACGCAGTTGTGCCAGTGACGTAGCCGCACCCTCCTCGTGTCCCTTTGAGTCAGGACGTTTGAGGTGTGACACTACCACCAGTGCAATGCCTGTCTCCTGCACAAGCATACGGAGCTTGGTCATGATCTCGTCAATGGCCTTACGTTCGTCTCCGTTGGACTGTGCCGATACAATGATTGAGATGTGATCTACAAACACATACGTACAGCCCACTACCTTGGCTAAGTATCTCACACGATTGACTATGTTGTCAACATCGGATGATCCAAAGTGGTCAAACAAGTATAGCCTGTCTGTGCCCAAGGTCTGATTGAATGCGTCATCCTTCTCCTGCTGTGTTGCCTCTGTATCAGGCAGGTGCAGTGGCTTGTCAGCCGCAAGAGACATCAGAGACAGTCCAGTTTTGCGTGTGCTCTCCTCCAAGAACATCAGTCCAATGTTGCTGTCTGTCTGCTGAAGAAGATACCACACAATCTCACGTAGAAACTGAGACTTACCTAGTCCTGATCCTGCTGTCACTGTCACCAGTTCTGATCGACGTATCCCATAGGTGAGTTTGTTCAGACCCTCAAAGGGATAGTCACAGTCTGACTTCTCCAGTGGTGTCATCACGCTGTCGTACAGGTTGGAGCCTGCCACGATACCATCAGGAGTCCACCGTTCAGCCCTCCAGAATGCATTCACAAAGTCAGAGGCCTTGTTGTCTACCAGATAGTCACTGGCATCCTTGATCCCTTCACGTGGTGTAATCAGCTTCACCTTGTGGCTGAGTAGCTCCGCACACTCTGCCTGTGCCTGCTGTCCTGCACTGTCGTTATCAAAGAACAGAATGACAGACTCAAAGGAGTCTACGTAGTCATAGTTGGCCTTGATATCCTTCAATGCAGACTGTGCACCGTTGCGAACAGAGACAACACAGCCTTTGCCACCAAGCATCTGGTATGCAGACATCGCATCAAGCTCACCCTCAGTAATCAGCAGTAGCTTACCACCGGCACTGAATCGTGTCTGTCCAAAGAGTGTGGTGGCAGACTGGAAGTCTCCATCAATACGAAACTTCTTCTCTCCATTCACTCTCACCTTGTATGCTTCATTGTTCTCACCGAAAGGGAACACAAGATCAGAGCCTTGAAAACCTACACCATAAAACTCACATGTATTGACATGTATCTTCCTGTCTGTCAAAGCACGATAGATTATGCTCTGAGGCTTCACAGGAGCCGCTGTACTGGACGATCTCTGTGGCATTGGCACTACCCTACTCTCCTCGTGGTTGTTAGGGGGTGTGTTAGCTCCACAACTGAAGCACTTACCCCATCCCTTGTCATCAATTGCATAGGCATCAGAGCTATCGCACTTGGGACAAGCCAAGTCATACTCAATAAACGCCATTCCTCACTCCTATTGTGTACTGTTTGTTGTACTCACTCAGTGTGTTGTACAGTGTCATGTTATCATTCAGGGGCATCCGTGTCAATATTAAATCAAAGTTTGTGTCCTGATCGTCGATTGAATCACAGAGTCTATGCTCCAACTCCTTGAGTATGTACCATGTCGATGCCTCAGTCATACTCAACACACTCGTCAATCACGTTTGATCCAATGATTCGGTATGCTTCATCGAGCCTACGGTGCATCCACTGTGTGTGCTGTACCTTCCGTTCAACAAAAGCAGACAGCTTCTGTGCATCCTCAGTACTAATAGCCAACTCAGACAGTCGTTCTTCAAAGTCAGCCAGTGTATAAATATTTTTATCAGTCATTGTCCTTCTCCAACTTCAGTGCATAGCCCGTCACAAAGATTAAATTGGGATCGGGTGAGTACTGTCCAAGCCTGTGCAAGTACTCACCTAGTCCATGTTGTTTGATAAACTCTGCTGATGCAGACAGAGCATCATGCATCACCATCTCCTTGTGCGACTCTGTTAAGTCTTTATAGTCCATAGTATGTTCTCCTTTATTCTCTTTATACTCTATTGTCATAGCTATAAAGCTATAAAGCTAACTAGCTATGTAGTCTATATAGTGAGGGTATCACAAGTTATCTTCAATGTCAACATAGTCTTGAAGATCCATAAGACTATAGTTTTCAACAACTTGTAGATCATCCTTAACATAAGAGTAACAAGTGTTACAGAGGTCAACAAACTCTGTTGTCTCCTTGGATTTCCTTGTGGATTCAAAGTCATTCAACACTTTGTCACATGCTTTACATCTCATACTTTTAATTCCTCCAAGTACTTACTGTATGCTTCTTCAACTTCTTTGTTAAAGAGTGTGTAGTATATTTCTTCTACTGCAAGGCTGTCAAGTTCTTTGATGCGATGTATCTCATTAGAGATTTCTTCAATGCACCACTTGATAGCCTCGTCATAGTCGTCATCAACTCCTGTCTGTGGATCAATCATTTCACTCCTCCGGTTCTAAAGAGACTGCAAGTATATCATGCACTTCTTCATTGATGTAGTCCACTACCTTGTCATACTTCTCGTCATACTCGCCTTCAAATACTTTGTCCTTGGCTTCTTCAATACTGTCAGCGTCAACATAGATATGCCACACTGCTGTCGCTGTTGTGGTCACTTTGTACTTCATAACCTCACCTCTTTTGCTTTGTCAATGTACTCCAACATCGTTTTCAAATTAATTCTAATAGCTTCAAACTCTACAGCAACATCATTAATCTGTGCCACGATGTATGCCAAGTCTGACATCTCTGCCTCATTGTTTTCTGCATCAACCAACCAAGTCTCTAACTCATTGATGTAGTGTTCAAGGTCTAACAAGTTTCTCTCATAGAAGTTCATAGCTCATTCTCTCTGTAGTCTACAAGTTTCTGTGTCGTATACTTCAGCGACACCATCACTTGATCGAGCGTCTCTGACTCTGTGTCTCCAGTGTCATGCAACCTTACCATTGCTTCGTTCAGCATGTCAAGTATCTCACCTGTCTCTTTATCAATCAAACGATTGACCCTGATTCTATTTTCATTTCTGCTTGTCATCTTTATTCCTCTTTGTCAACCTGTCCTGAAGATCATAGTACTCTGGTTCGTTCAACTTGAACCCGATTAACTTAGCCAACCCTGCACCGACTAGCAGTGCAGTGATAAAGCCTACTCCGATTATGATTGAGAATGTTAGTATGTCCACTATGCCACCATCCTTGTCTTGATTACCTTCATCATTGATTTGCCGTGTGCAGGATATGCCACCACTCTGACACTTTTGTCCCAACACTTGCGACAACTACCGCACTTACCATCCCTTGCGTATGCCTCACACACTGCCATAGCGTCTGTGGCGTCCTCTACTGTCGGTATAATGGTAGAGGTGCAGTATCCGTTAATCGTCTCACCAGTGACGCTATCGGAGCTTTTACGCACCACCACGTTATCTAGTTGTTCCATTGCACCAATCACTGACACAAACTTGTCAAACTTGTGCATCCGTGTTGGCAACCAGTGCTTACACCATGGCGTTAGCCGCATCACCTCAAGTATCTTAAATCCTAAGCGAACATCGTACATGTCACCACTATCAAACCACCGGAAATATCGGGAGTTGTCAAGCTCTTTCACCATATCCGCCACCCAATCATGACGTTTCCAATCGTCTTTGTTAGACTGCCTAGGTGCTTTTACATTAGGGAATCTGTAGTTGCCTGTCGTGGCATAACAACCCTGACAAGCATCCACTAATTCCCCGTTGACACCAACACTACCCGGACATGTCACGAGTGCTTCCAAACTCCATGATAGACATGGCATCTTGCTAGGTTTACTTAGCTTAATCATTTTGTTTACCTCTCATGTTTCGGTTAATGTATCCGATGATAGACACTCTGTCAAGTGCCTATCGGCAGTACACTACTTATTAGCAAAGTTATACTTACCCACTCCAATACTGAAACGGCCTAAGTGCAACTGTTTAGTCAATGGTGCAAACTGAAAGCCTACGCCACGTGACTTGTACTTACGCAATGCCACAAATCCACGCAATCCAACAAGGTTGAAGAACTTACGTCCGTGCATATCTGCTGTAATTTTCATGCTATTTACCTCTCATGTTATAGCTTACCAAGGCTTGACTACCTTGATTGATGGCACTGTACATTGTCCAATGCCACCTGTCAAGTCAATCTTCAATTGTCCAAGTGTCCACGACTTTAACATTGTCGCACCCTGCTTCACGCCACCGATTCGCAATCTTGTTTGCATGGCGTTCGGAAGTGTAATAGTCAATCACTTGCTTACCGCCAACGAATACAGTGTAGTCTTCAGCAGAACTCCAACGTGCGTCAAAGTCAATGCTATCTTGAATATCCATTGTATGCTCCTTTTTGATTACCTTGAGTGCAGACACTAACAGTGTTAATGCCTGCTGTCAAGATAATTGAGAGAGATATACTAGCCCGGCTCACTGTATGGCTCACACTAGCACCCTATTGTTACACCATACGATGGTGATCCTCCAAGGCTCCGACAGTATCCCGTGCCGTCCGGTTTGTGCGTTTGATCTGCAAGCACTGTCAGCAGGCATAGAGTTTATAGACTTCAATCGTTTGGTCTTTACTCCACCGGACAAGCAATGCCAGACTCCGATGTTTTGTATTGTATGCATATTCGTATTCGTTTGTCAACACTTGTGTGATTGTTTTTGACTATCTGCCTTATTCAATCACCAGACAATGCACACGTGGGTTTTTACATCTTTATCCTTGATTGTCGTGCTATGTCTGTCAGTGTTTGTACTCTACCAACTCTTTGAAACTTTGTCAACTCTTTTGTGTTGTCTTTGTTTCTCTGTGTCGATGGATGTATTGAAACATAGTGCAGTGCACCATGTATATAATACTTTAGTCGTATATGGATTTCATAATACATAGAGTCTGATCTTGACTAGCATGGATTGATAGAGCCTGTCTATTAGACTTTAGTCTATGCCGTAGGGTGCTTCATAGACCTACACACTCCGCCTCGACAGAATAACATAGCCTGTACAGTCTGTCTATTAGACCATAGTAGTACTTGACAGGCTTCATAGTCTATGATAAACTGGGTAGGCCTTCATAGTAGGCCGGGGAGGGGCTATGCAGTCTGTCTAGTCTGTGTAGTTGCCGCACAGATTTGCTAAGAAGGTAAACAGCCAATAAAACCTATAAAGATATACGTCACCACCCACTTATCCACAGCTATAAAGCCTTGATTGTGGATAACTTTCTGTGCTGAAGCGACCATTACTCTTTTTCTTAGGAAAATGTCTTGACTTTTTAATTATTTTATGGTATCATAGGGTTAAATTGGAGAATCTATATGACCCAAAAAGACTTAAACACTACAACAATCACTGTTGAGGAAGAAAAACCTTTAGAGCCTGTTAAAAGAAAACGAGGTAGACCTAAGAAGTCTGAAGTTGAGGCTAGAAAAAAAGGTAATCGTGGTGTCAGAGGCAGGCCTCCCGGTGATGCCGCACGAATGAATGAATTCAAAGCTCGATTGCTAGCGACAGCAGGTGATCGAGTCATTGACAAGGTGATACATATTGCCTTGGATGATGAACATCAGGGTCAGATGGCCGCATTGAAGATGTGTATGGACCGAGTGTTGCCGATGTCCTACTTTGATAAGGATAAGGCAAACAGTGGTAAGTCTAACATCAGTATTTCAATCACTGGTGTGGGCGGTGAAACAACAATCATAGGTGGCGATATCCCGGAAGGAGAAGTATATGACCACGACGAGTGAGTTAGAAGAACAAATCAAACTAGACCTAACAAAGCATGAAGGCTGTGTCTTTGAAGTGTACTTATGTACTGAGGGACACAAGACTGCAGGCATTGGTCACCTACTAGAAGACCCTGATGAATGGGAAATTGGTGACGAGGTATCAAGCACACAGGTTTTAAACTGGTTTCAACAGGACTATAAGGAAGCCGTTACAGACTGTTGTGCTTTGTTCCTCAACTTTGCTTCACAGCCTGAGCATGTACAACGTGTACTTATTAATATGGCTTTTAATCTTGGACGATCAAGACTAGGAAAGTTTAAGAACATGATTGTTGCGGTGAATGAAGGTAATTATGAGAAAGCCGCTGATGAAATGATTGACTCACGTTGGTACAAACAAGTGGGCAATCGCAGTAAAGAATTAGTTGAGTGGATGCGTGGCTGATCTTAAAGTAGAACTACTTCCTTGGCAACAAGAAGTATTCAACGACACCACTCGATTTAAAATTGTAGCCGCAGGTCGTCGTACTGGGAAGTCCCGACTGGCGGCTTGGTTGTTAATTATTAATGCTCTGCAGGCTAAGTCTGGTCATGTCTTTTATGTAGCTCCTACACAGGGACAGGCACGAGATATTATGTGGAGTACACTACTAGAACTGGCTCACCCTGTAGTTAAAGGAAGTCACATTAACAACCTACAGATTACATTAATCAATGGAGCAACCATATCCCTGAAGGGTGCTGACAGGCCTGAAACCATGCGTGGTGTAAGTCTGAAGTTTCTCGTCTTGGATGAATATGCAGATATGAAGCCTAGTGTTTGGGATACAATTCTTAGACCTGCACTGGCTGACCAGAAAGGCCAAGCCCTCTTTATTGGTACACCAATGGGGCGTAACCACTTTTACGACCTATACCAGTATGGATCGCTTGGCACTGATGAAACCTATAAAGCATGGCACTTTACGTCATACAACAATCCCCTTCTGGACCCAGAGGAAATCGACGTGGCTAAGAAGTCAATGTCATCCTTTGCGTTTAGGCAGGAATTCATGGCGAGCTTTGAAGCTATTGGCTCTGAAATCTTCAAGGAGGAATGGATTTCCTTTGATGAAGAAGAACCAGAAGTGGGCGATTACTATGTGGCTGTCGACTTGGCAGGATTTTCTGATGTGGGTTCCATTAGTAAAGGGCAGAGTAGTCGACTGGACTCTACTGCTATTAGTGTGGTAAAGGTTAATGAAGATGGATGGTGGGTTGCTGAGATTGTTTACGGACGGTGGGATTTGAATTCTACTGCTGAAGAAATCTTTGATATTGTCGAACACTATAAGCCAGTAGCTGTAGGAATCGAGAAGGGCATTGCTAAACAGGCTGTGATGTCACCATTGATGGATTTACAAAAACGTAAGCAACGATTCTTTAGAGTGGAGGAATTGACTCACGGTAACAAAAAGAAAACTGATCGTATTGTGTGGGCACTGCAAGGACGCTTTGAAAATGGATACATTGATTTGAACAAAGGAGAATGGAACAAAGAGTTTATGGACCAGTTGTTTCAATTTCCCAACCCTCTAGTCCACGATGACTTGATTGACTCCTTGGCCTATATAGACCAATTAGCGAAAGTACCTTATCATTATGAGGACTTTGAATTTGATGACTTTGAAATGCTAGACCCAGTGGCAGGATATTAATATGGAAAACGATTACATCCAACAATCAATTGAAGGGTGGGTAATGGACAAATGTGACCAGTGGCGTGACCACTACGAGTCCAACTACTCCGAATCACATGAAGAATACTACCGGCTTTGGCGGGGTATCTGGGCAGGTGAAGACAGCCTACGCCAGTCTGAAAGGTCTAAGTTAATTAGCCCTGCGCTCCAACAGGCTGTAGAGTCTAGCGTTGCAGAGGTCGAAGAAGCCACCTTTGGACGTGGAAAGTTCTTTGAGATTGAGGATGACTTCCAAGATCAGAACAATGCAGACATTCAGTTTATACGTAATCAATTGTCTGAGGATATTAAATTTACCAAAACCCGTAAGCAGGTGGCAGAATGTATTCTAACAGCCGCTGTGTACGGTACAGGTATTGGTGAACTGGTTATTGAAGAAACTAAAGAGATGCGTCCTGCTACACAGCCTATCATGGACGGTGAGTTGGATGCAGTGGGCGTAGAAACTGTTGATCGTTTTGTTGTTAAGCTACGTCCTATCCTTCCTCAGAACTTCCTGATTGATCCTGTATCCACTACAGTAGAGGATGCACTGGGTGTTGCTATTGATGAATTTGTCCCTCTCCATCAGGTAGAGCAAGACATCGAGAAGGGATACTACCGGGACGTAGACCTTGAACAGGCCTACTCAGATGTTGACCTAGAACCAGACCAAGAGCTTCAGGTTTACTCTGAGGACAAAGTACGTCTAACGAAGTACTACGGCTTGGTTCCTCGTGAGCTACTAGAAGATGCGTCTGAGGATGACGAAGACATTATTGCTTTGAATGATGATCAGAAGGCAGACTCTCGTTATGTCGAGGCTGTTGTTGTAATCGCCAATGGCGGACAATTACTTAAAGCAGAGGCTACTCCCTACATGATGGCAGATCGTCCTGTAGTGGCTTTCCCATGGGATGTAGTGCCCGGTAGATTCTGGGGACGTGGTATTTGTGAGAAAGGGTATAATAGTCAGAAGGCCTTGGATACAGAACTCCGTGCACGTATTGATGCATTGGCTCTGACAATTCATCCAATGATGGCTGTCGATGCTTCTCGTATTCCTCGTGGTATGAAGCCTGAGATTCGTCCGGGTAAGATGCTACTAACTAACGGTAACCCTGCTGAAATTTTACAGCCATTTAAGTTTGGACAGCTTGACAATACATCATTTGCACAGTCAGCACAACTACAACAGATGGTGCAGATGGCGACAGGCGCAATTGATGCCGCAGGTATCCCTGGGTCTATTAATGGCGATGCAACTGCCGCAGGCATTAGTATGTCACTTGGTGCTATCATTAAGCGTCATAAGCGTACACTCATTAACTTCCAAGAGTTGTTTTTAATTCCGATGCTACAAAAGATGGCATGGCGATACATGCAGTTTAACCCTGAGTTGTATCCTGTACGTGACTTTAAGTTTGTACCTACATCATCTCTTGGTATTATTGCACGGGAGTATGAGGTGACACAGCTTGTACAATTGTTACAGACTATGTCAGCAGAATCTCCAATGTATCCAATGCTGATTGAGTCTATCATTGACAACATGAATCTGTCGAATCGTGAAGAAATGATTGCGAAGCTACGTGAGTCTATGAAGCCTAACCCACAGGCAATGGAAGCACAGCAACAAGCTATGCAAGTACAGATGGCGAAGGAACAAGCAACTGCGGCGGCATTGAATGCTCAAGCGGCAGAAGCTAATGCTCGTGCACAGAAGTATGCTAATGATATGCGTATTGACCAAGAAGAACTTAAAGTCGATCAGTTTGAAGCAGAAACAGATAGACTGAAGGTAGTTACTAAAAGTTAATTTTAGGGGTTGACAAATAGAAAAAAGTATGCTACAATATTCTTAGTACTTAGCACCGAAGGGGAGAATGCTTTGACGCTCGAAGAAGAAAAATACTACGATCATTATTTTACTCTTTTTTTATCTGATGGTTGGAAACAATTTGTAGATGAAATTAAAGAAGTACATGATGGTTATAGGATAGAAGATATCCAGACAGAATCAAATCTTTCCAGAGTAAAAGGCGAAAGAGCCATGCTTTGGAAAGTAATACATTTTGAATCGAGTATACGTAATGCGCATACTTTAATTCAAGAACGTGAGGCCGATAGCAATGCTTAGGCGTTACGACTTTAAATGCACTACTTGTGACTTAGTAGAAGAACAGTGGGTAGATCACACTGACAACTTCACAACATGTAAGTCTTGTGGTGAAACAGCACAGCGGATAATTTCTCCGATCTCAACAAAGTTTAAAGGATGGGGTTGGCCCGATTCTGATGACAAATGGGCTAGAGATCACGAGAGAGCCGCCGGGAAATAATCTTCATAATGGCATACGCCACGGAGAAATGATATGGCAAAATTTATTGATGAACGAGAAAACAAAGTCGAACTTCCAGAAGACGAGCAATTTGAATCGTTAGAGGAAGAACAGGTAGAGGAAGAAGAATCTGCTGAGGCTCCTGAACAGGAAAACCCTGAGCAAGAAGAAGACAGCCTACCTGACAAGTACCAAGGGAAAGATATCAAAGATATCGTTGCCATGCATCAGAATGCAGAACAACTCTTAGGTAAGCAAGGCCAAGAAGTTGGCGAACTACGTAAAATCGTAGATGACTTTATTAACTCGCAAACTATCAAGGAACAACAAAAAGCCCAACATACGATTGAAGACATTGACGATTCGGCATTTTTTGAGAATCCCAAAGAAACAATTCAAAAGTTACTGGACAACCATCCATCTGTTAGGCAGTCTGAACAGCTTGCAGTACAGTTAAAGCAACAGGAAACTATTGCTCGATTGAAAGCAGAACACCCAGACTTCCCTACAATTATTCAAGACCCTAAGTTTGGGGAATGGATTGGAAAGTCAAAGATACGTACTAAGTTGCTAGAAGCGGCTGACAAACAGTATGACTTTGATAGTGCAGATGAACTTCTTACACTATGGAAAGAGCGTCAAGAGAATATTAAGACTGCTGTGGAAGTAGAGAAGAAAGAACGTAAGCAACAGGTTAAACAGGCATCTTCTGGAACTTCTAAAGGATCATCAGAAAAACCATCTCGAAAGGTTTATCGTCGTGCAGATATCATTGAACTGATGCGTAAAGACCCAGAGCGTTATCAAAGTCTTGCCCCTGATATTAGGCAAGCATACGCTGAAGGTCGTGTTAAATAATCTATTAGGAGATTGAAATGGCTAAAGTAGCATTTCCCGGAGGCAGTACCTCCATCGTAAACAGCACCAATGCGGCAACATTCATTCCAGAACTCTGGTCTGACGAAATCATTGCGGCATACAAGAAGAACTTAGTGTTGGCAAACCTTGTCAATAAAATGTCAATGGTTGGTAAGAAGGGTGATACACTTCACATTCCTAAGCCTACTCGTGGCTCTGCAACATTGAAGGCGGCTAATACTGCTGTTACTATCCAAGCGGATACAGAAACAGAAGTACAGGTAGTTGTCAACAAGCACTACGAATACTCACGTATGATTGAGGACATCGTAGACGTACAGGCTCTTGACTCAATGCGTCGATTCTACACTGACGATGCAGGTTATGCATTGGCTAAGCAGGTAGATGACGACTTGTTCACACTGGCTAAGTCACTCGGTGATGGTGATGGATCAGACTACACGCACTCAGCGTCTTTCTATGTTGACGGTGCTAACGGCCTTGCCGCTTACGCCGCTGATACAGTAGCCGCAACAGACGTGTTCACTGACCTTGCGTTCCGTGAGCTTATTCAAAAGATGGACGATGCTGACACTCCTATGGACGGACGTGTTCTTATCATCCCACCATCGGCTCGTCGTGACATTCTCGGTATTGACCGTTACAACTCCTCTGATTTCGTATCAGCAGGCGGGGTAAACAACGGTCAAATTGGTAACTTGTACGGCGTAGACGTATACGTTACTTCTAACTGCCCAGTGATTGAAGCGGCGGCTGACAACACAGCTTCTGCAGTCGATACACGTGGTGCATTGTTAGTACACCGTGACACTATGGTGTTAGCAGA